TCAATAATAAAATGCGTTCAAACTCCTTATGTCCTTATCCTTATATTGTTTCAACAGGGACTTCAAGTAGTCATAGTCAACCAACACACTTTCGTTGCTCACGATACCAGTGAAGTATAGTAGATGAGAAATCAGCGTCTTTTCCTTGTCAGACATATTAGCTCCCTTCTTTCTCTTTTCTTTTACCTGTTCTTGATAATTCAAGGCAGTGATAATCATTTGTGAGAAATAATAAGCGAATACGGAGAATGATTCAGTATGTGGATCACTCAAATCAACGCTACCAGTATTCATTTGGTCTGAATTTACTGTTTCCAATCCGTCTGCACAAAACTTTGCTATACTAGCAATAGCCGTCTTATTATCTATCACGATATTCTTCCTACCTATTTTCAAGGTAATACAAATTGGGCTTTTAAAGACTGCACCAAACGGAGTATCTCTTTTATAATCCTCACTGATAGCATTAACAAATTTTTCTATCTGTTCTTTAGGGGATTCTTTTATTTCTATACCTTCCATACATTTACCCCAACTGCAATCATAACAGAAAAGCAATAGATACCAGAACTTTTCAGCGTCTAAGCCCAATACGGCAAGCAATTCTTGTAGTTCTTTATTCTTTATGTATGAATCAAACGAGAATTTACCTTTCAATATCCCTCTGTTGTATCTCCCTTTAAAAGTATCTGGCGTTTGTGACGGCAACATATATGCCTGTCCTGTTTCTTCATCATAATCAAAATCAGGGAAATATTCTTGTGTCACTGGATATATATACTCTAGTAACTCGCTATACTGGATTGAGAACTTATCTACTGGCTTCATTACCTACTCTTGTTCTTTTATATATTTCCAAATAGCAGCTAGAATTTCATCAAAATCTTCAATAGTATAACCTGTATCAAATTTCTGTTTGCAAGTAGGATTATTAATTTTCCTAATATAAGGTATAGGATAATAGCCCGCTTTACCATCAAAATAACTATGCATAAATTCCATTTTATATAGCTCCCAAGAACCAAATGTTACTTCACAAGGTTCATATTTATTATTAAAGAAACCAATCGTATTTAAAGAGGTCTCTTCATTATTTTTAAAAGAATAGTTATATGCCCCTATAGGAATAATATATCGTATATTTATTAAAGACTTCGTCCCTAAAGTTCTTTCTACATAGGAACTTTTCAGATTTTCTTTTATATAGATAAAATAGTTCTCGTTTTTATACGAATGAGATTCATTGTTCCAGTCTTCTTTTATAATCTCTAATGTCTTCTTAAATTCTTCAATACTCATAGTTTTAATATTTAAATGATTACAACAGCAAATATACTCAAAACATTTCAACGCTTTACCCTGTATGATAAAAAAACAGCAAATGAATTTCTTCAAATGCTGTTTTCCAATAAACCAACAGGTTATTTACTACTGCTTAACAAAATAATCTTCACGAGCAGATGAACCTTCTGTATATGAAATGATAAGAGCAGATTCGCTAAATGACTTAACAGAACAGAATAGTGTTTCATCATCTGTGTATATAAGCGTCAAGGTATTCCCCTTCTCATCATAGGAGTACTTACCATCTTCTGCTTTTTCATTTTCAACCAATTTGTAAAATGTACCATTAGCTGAAAAAACAAGTCCTAATCCGCCATCAAATCCATTTTGTCCAGGAATACGTGTACGACCATCTTTTATAGATTTCGTCATTATCCACGTGCCTACTAGTGGAGAATCACTTTTATTTTCATCATCATCGTCACTACTGCAAGCTACAAAATTCACACTCATAATCACGGCAATTATTGCCATTCCAATAAATCTTAATGTTTTCATTTTAAAATAGTTTTAATTATTTACTTACTAGGATTAACTTCGTTATCATCTAAATCACCTCCATTAAAGCTCATATCAACATTCTCGTTTCCCATTGGAGTATCATCCTCTTTAACTCCTAAAGAAGAATCTGTAGTACCCCCATTTACATTTACATTGACAGTAGTCATTACATTACGTTTTACAGTAATTACCTTCTCAAACGTTTGGGTTGCTCCATTAGCTCGTATCCACGTCAATCTTATTGTAAAATTCTGTGTATATTCTTCAACTTTCCAACACTTATAAACATCATAAAATGTATATATGGCAGAAGTCTCTACAGTACTATCATCCGATGATATTTTAATATTGGAAGCAATTGAACCAACAGAAAGTGTTCCGTCTACAGGTGGAGTTACAATAAATTTAAGTCCAAAGGCTGTACGCTTTAAGTCTATATTAGCAATTCCATCGCTAGATGGTACGTAATCTTCCAATTCACCATAGAATCTATCTGTTCTAGGATAATCAGTATCAGAGGAACTACCACGACCACTAATACTTGTTGTTCCACTCTTTAAGCCCTTAATATAAGTCGGACTAGTTGTAGAAATTTCGAATTTGTTGCTTAACTCTATACCACTATAATTACCATTATTGATATTGTAATAATAATGAAATGGTGCATAATATGTATGATTATTATTATATAATGTATCAACATCATTCTTTACCATAGAACACTCAAATTTATACTTATATCCTCCAATCAAAGATATAGTCATATCTTCAATATTGTCAAATAATCCATAAGCATAATTCTGATATGATGAATTATCATCTTTCTTGTAATACACGTTAATACCATATATTTTCTTACTAATAACTTCGGTTCTACTCAATGGAGTTTCAGAAGTTGAAATAAACTCACCCCCTAAATCGAATGATATAGTGTAAGTCTCTTGTTCGTTTTCTTCCTGCTCCTTGGACAGTAATTCATCCTCATTATTACTACAAGAGAATAGAGTACTTCCTATAAAAAGTATGCCTATTAATCTGAATATTTTCATTGTTACATAATCCGTTTATGATTCTACGTTCCTTATAGAAAGCATTAATAATTTGGAATAAGTGTGAGGAACACAACAGAAGTTGCACACTTCTTAAATAGAACTGTAGTTGATTAGTAGATAGACTGTCTGTTTCTTAGATACTTGTATTAATGTCAACTGTTCCCTCCATTGACGATTAAACATAAAGAAGGCGTGGAAACTATTGAATATTACTATCGTGAGGCTCTCGACTGCCTAGAATGGGTAATAAACAATAGCCCACGCCAAACGATATATAGACTATCTTAACAAGATAGGTATATAACATTGACGTGAGCGTTCTTGCCTACTATCCCCATCCCTTGAAATTGTCGAGATTTCACGATAGGATAATATTTAAAACGCTCTTCGTTAACTAATATGTCCTTTCAGCTCCTAATACATTAGATATCTGAAATTGCTGCAAAGGTACAAAAAAAGCCTGTAATCAATCAAGACTACAGGCTAATATTATTTACTCTTATAATGATAATCTATTCCAAATAAAGCTCCAACGAAAGTAAGCACCTCACCAAATGCTACCAGAATAGAACTATGTATGATACCTACAGGTACTACACAAAATCCTGCTATCAGTAATCCTATACCTACGACAACCAGTATGCAGGCTATTATTAATTGTATTTGTTGCTGATTCATAAACTCAAATAGACCTGAATGTTCCTGCAAATGTACCATCACTACTGATTTTAAACTCTGCTGCATTATCAATCCACCATTCACATCTTTGTGACAATAATTGGTAGGTTTTTCTGGCTACTAGTTTTAAACGTCTTGGATAATGACCGATTCTAATTTCATTGACATAACTTCCATTATATCTTATTACATAATTGGAATCACATTTGACAGTTATTAGCCCAGGATTTCCATCAAAATCCATCTCAACTTCATAACCTTCCAATTCCTTGCCAGATGGTAAAATTATTGTTCTTGGGTCATTATCCTTATTTTTCGTAAAGTAGAAATTCAATCCATCAGATAAATCTATCTTAAAAGCATTACTAAAATCATAATCATCAATATCAAACTTTTTAAAAACCTTTTTTGTACCAAATTTTAAGTTTAGATTACCATTTGTATCCCAGCTAATATTTCCATTTGCCAGCTTACCAGAACCATCATCTTTCAATTCCCATTTTCCAGATAAGTTTCTTATTGCACCAGATAGATAAGCATTATTAGAATAAAGTCCATCACCAGACAGTTCGCCAAAATCAGTATCAGTAATTCCATCTAGATTACCTATTCTACTGGATATTGTGGAATCTGATTCAGAAGTACAACCTGTACGTATATCAATACAGCCATCATACGGATTCAGCAGGATAGAACTTTGTCTGGCTGCATCACTCGTATTGGCTATCCTTACTAAAGCATCACCAGTTTCTATATTGCCTAATGCTTCTATTACATTGCAGGTAATAGTTGTACCATCATCTACAGTAGTTACCTTTAAGACTATCTTCTTTGAAGATGAATCAAAAGTCTGGCTAAGTAGAATATCGTCTACCCTAAAAACAGAATCACTGACTGTAAGAACCATTACATTATTTTCATTAGAAGTTATACCTGTTACTTGTGCTGAATCGGTGACATATAAAATACCATTAGTTCCCCTTACCTCATTACTTGTAATAGTAAAGACATCTAAACCTCCTTTTACTTTCAGATTGTCAAACTCTCCATTCTTGCCAGCGACAGAGTTAAATTTCACATCAGAATCAGTACTTAAATACTGATTTATTGTATCTACATATTCATTCTTATCTTGTTTGTTTTCATTCAAGTATTTACCCATATTGGCAGATAATGCCTTATCTTTACTGGAAGTTTCCAAATCATCAATTACCACAACTTTAGTACCAGCTTCACCTGATACTGTAGACTGTAAAACTGTACTTGAATAACTTCCACCTACATTCTTTAAATACTTGTTCCTGAAATTATGTGGTATATAGTTAGATTTTATTTCCATATTATCGTATTTCGTTCAATTCAACATCACATTTATTATTAATCAAATCGTATGTGATGGAATTGATTACAAAGTTCTTATTCAAGGTATTCTCTTTCAGGACTGAATTAAGCGATATACCCCTATTCTTTATTGAATTACTGTATCTGAATCGTGGCTTACTATAGTAATTCACATATTTATTAATACAGTGCTCTTCTGCTTTCAGTTTATCCAGTGAAGCTGTATCAGTCAACGTATCAACAAAGTAATACTCATCTCCTATCTTAGTAAGAACATAGCTATAACTGCCTGCGTGTTCATTATAAGTATTGATTCTAAATTCAATATCATCAAAATCATTGACTATATTTTCATCAATTACATTCTCAAACTTCAAGTCTTCATCATACGTTTCATCATTAAAAATATCCTTCACATAATCAGATGTAGTATATTTCAATTTAACATCATTAATATGAAATGAATTACACCTGACAGGTTCTTTATCGGTACGTCTCATAGGAGTAGTTCCAAGTTGATTAGGAGCGTAAAGTTCAAATATCAATTCCCCTAATGTCATTTTATCAGATGGCAATGAAACGGCAACACCATCTTCACTTTCTGCCAGATTCATACGCCACGAAACTGTATTAGTCAATGAATAATCTGTATCAAACACCTTATCCCCTACTTTATTCTTATGTACCAGATAAAAACAGTCTTGCAATTTACATTCATCATAGAACCATTTCTCGACAAATACACGCTCATTATTACTATTGGTATATGAATACACATAATTTCTATCCGCATATCCACCGCTATACTTTTCACGTCCAGAAATAGAATCATATTCCCCTTTAGTAACAAATCGCCAGTAGCCGTATTCATCCAGATACTTATACCAAGTTGCACCTGCCCAAGTATTTGGGCCGTTACATATCTTATAATAACTCCTTGCAACTTTATTATGATACTCTTGATAATTAACCCATCCATCACCATCATAGTACATCTTATCACCAATTGCAAGTTTACATTTAAACATCGTATCCGTGAATCCTGTGGAATATTTACCATCATAGTATTGTTCATCAGATGTTACAATACATTCTGCTGCATTCCAATCACCAGACAGCCTATAATTTATATCAATAATGAAAGTTCCACCTTTGACTGCTATAGGTAGCTTATTTTTCAATGACAATTGGACTCCGTCTGTTGTTTTCCATCCCATCAGACCGTAATCACTTATCGTAAAATATGTCTTCCAATTTAAAGAAGAAGGTTCATTGGCAGTCTCATAATATGCTGCCTTTTGCCAGTAGCTACCATTTGATGCAGCATTATCTGGAGTTACTTCTTCTATCGGTTCTATTGGTTTGTTAATCTCAAAAAGATATGGCTTATTCCAATCCCAATTATTCTTCGATTTAAAGAAAGCATTCAATAATGTATAATTCTTACCACTAATATCCCTTGTCGATTCATAATACTTATTTGCGTCTACATTCTGATTTATAATATCATCCTCATCATTCCATTCAGGAATTATAGTATTATTAGAATTTGAATTAGCAACTACCACCACCTTATTATATAGCTCACCAATAGCTATACTGGCATTACTTTCATAAATATTCTGATTAACATTAATAACGGTGTTATCAAGTGCTACCACCGTATTACTATCATCTGACAGGGTATATTTAGTATATGAATTGATATTCTTAATAATATCATAGTCCACGAAATAAATAGAATCACCATAATAATAGCAAGTCATACCCAGATACCTTGCAATATATTCTAATACGTCTTTACAATTCTCTGGTTCATTTGCTTCATCAAAAAAATTCCTATCAAGGATGGATAAGTTATTTAGTAAATCAGTAGTATCATTTATTTTCTTAGCGTTATGTACATAGACATTCTTTATTAGTTCATTAGTATCAATCTGGCTTATGATATGTTTGATTACCTGATAGAAAGACACTATAGACTGCTTTTCATTTAGATAGGTGTAGTTATAGTTACCAAGAGATGAAAGGATATCATTGAACTGCAAGGATAACAAATTATATTCTTCATTATAATCCGTACTGTAAAGACAAGGGACTGAATAACCACACCACAATAAAGAACCATTCTTTGAGATGGTACAATATATCTGGTTTCCTAATGCTGTGTAGAGATTAGCCAGTACCTTAGTTGTTAAGACATTAATCTGGCAATCCGAACATTTGATTGGTTTGAACACATCATCATCTGATTCATAGTTAATTGAAACTGCATCAGCAGAACAGAGTAATTCAGAAGCTATCAAAGTACCTCCTGAATCCCTGTATATTTCAATATTGATAGTATTCTCATCTATATCCTTAAAAGATGAGTTATATATTAATTGATAGCCCATTTTACCTTAGTCTATTTGTTCTATTACTGTGTTGTTTTAAAACTCCAACCAGTGCTTTATCTGAAATCTTAAATTCAACTTCTCCAGACATAGCACCTCCTTTTACAGGTGAACCACCGTCTAACAGGTTGAACAAATTGGACTGCTGACTTTTATTCAGAATCATTTCACCACTATTCACCCTAGCCAATATCTTATCACCAAAGAAGGAACTGCCATCAACCACACCACCATTGGCAAATTGTGGCATAGTGGCAAAAGCTGCTATTACAGAAGCTACAGCAGCACCAGCCAACAACCAACCTACTACTGGTGTTTGCGTGGCACTGGCTACGGCATTTCCTATAGACTCCGCTTTCTTTGCAGCAATAAGAGCTTCTATAGCAGGAATAGCAGTACCTATAGCTGTCATTAAATTAGCACTCCAAGTTAACCAAGCAGAAGCACCTTCATTTGTCATTTGGGATATAGAACCCATAACAGTAGCAATAGCACCTAATGAAGTTGCATAATCATTATTTACTTTTACATCTTCTTCTGTTACAAATGGAGAAGTTAGTTTACCAATATCCCTTGAATTAAAGCCTTTAACAGATGGAATACCAGCAGGTTTTAAATCTCCCTGCTCCCTACTGTTATATTTAGCAGTAATATTCAGAACTATTTTTTTCTGTTCCAGTTCCTGTATCAGTTTTAGTGCAGATACTCTGGCATCGTCTGTAATGGCAGCAGCATACTTCTTTCTGGCTTCCGTTATCAGCTTATCCAATTCAGCAACAGAACCAGCAGGAATTACTTCTTCTGTTTTTACCTTATTATTTCCTCCAGCAGGTTTAAGACTATTCTGTAATTCCAAGGTACGTTTATCAAAATCATACATACGCTTTTTCAAATCATAAGCATATTCATAGTTTTTAATCATTTCACCTCTATTGGCATCATTATCCTGATTCAAGAAATTCTGCTTTTCAAGTTCTGAATTTTGCTGTTTGAATAGTTCCATTTGTTGCTTAATAGAAGACAGTTTTTCCCTCATCTGTTTTTTGGTTTCACCTGTCCATTCATTAGTATCACCTCTGGTAGAATTAATCCTGCCTTGTATTTGGTTTATTTCCTTTTCGTATGCCTTTAACTGGTCTTGATACTCCGTTAATGCCCTTTTCTCATTTCTAGATGAAAAATCATTATTATTGATTGATATATATTTATGTATATCATTAATATTAAAGTCTTTTCGTCCTGTTCTAATATTCAATGATTGAATAAGTTCTTCTTCTGCACCTCCCAAGACATCAGTAACATCTATTTTAAAATCGTCTTTCAACTTTTGCAAGTCTTTAAATGCCTTCTCCCGTTCCTGCTTGCTTTTAGTGGTATCCCTGATTATAGATTCATATTTCGTAAACTCCGTTTCAAAGACTTTAGTATTGAATCCCATTGATAACTTAGCATCAGTCAACGAATCACGCAAAGCAGAAAGTTCTTTCAAATTCCTTATTGTAGAAAGAACACCGTTATTAAATGCTTCAAAACTGCCAGCAGACATAGACTGAAAGAATAAATCTACAGTTCCTTTACAGGAATTTAATGTATTGTCCCATTCATCATTAGTAGCCTGTGAGCTTCTTATTATCTTCATAAAAGCGTCACTGGCAGTAGTCGCAATTCCAATACCAGCAGCAAACTTTCCTATAGTACCTACTATATTGCCTGTTATCTGTTGAAACTCCTGTACTTGCCTGCTGCTCTTAACTATGTTATTATTAAAACCAGATGAATCAAGTAATAGTCTGGTTACTAAATCAGCCATATATATTTAGTTTTGTGTGTTTATAAATTGATTAGCTTTAGCCTGTAGTCTGGCTATATCGTCTTTACTGATAGAAGTATCTTTCTCTTTGGCTTCATCCCAATCAAACTTCATAATATCAGTAGGTGATAACTGCTTGGTACTGTTAGTTTGGGCTATGATATAGCTTATCATCCTAGCCTGTTCCCAGCCAGTCTTATTCTTATGTTGCAGATTTTCCAAGACTGCCTTCACTTCATACATCTGCATCCTGTCCAGAAAATAATCAGGTGCTATACCTGCTTCGAGAACTACTAAAGCATACAGTTCGCTAATCGTTACTTTTTTTTTGAATCTACAGTATCACTAATGAATGCAGACTGCTTTTCCATCTCTTTAGAAAGAAATTCCTGTAGCTGGATAACTAAGGCTGGTTCATCATCGCATTCATTAATAAAGTCCTCGAATGTCATTTGTAAATCTGGATTGTTCGCTATCAGCAGGCTATAATAAAACAGGTAGTAATCCGTCAGATTCTCCAATCTGAATATCTTGCCTGTTATCTGTTCAAATACGAACATAGCCCTGATAGTATATCGTATATTATATGCAGTACCTTTAATTTGAATTTCCATAGTATATAAATAAAAAAGGGGAAACTGCAACAGCTTCCCCAGTGAATATATTACGCTACTTTAGGCGATAAAGCCCCTGTTCCTTCCAGAGTAACAGAGTAAGTAGCATTATCATTATCTGGAGCATTAGCGGTAATACTAGTGATAACCACCTTACCAGTGTAGCCACCGCCTATTTTCCAGCCATCGGCAGGCAGACCTGTATCGCTGTCTGCATTGGTGCATACGGCAAAAGCTACAGTTAATTCCTCTCTGCTTATCCAGCTATTTACTAAAGCATTAAAATCTTCCACGCTATATAAATTGTCAGTTGTAAGTGACCAGCTTAATTTGCTTACCGCTTTACTAGTCCACTTGCCACCGTCTTTTGATGAAGTTTCCAAAGTGTTTCCCGTTAAGGAAAGCTGGCAACTGGTTGAAAATGCCAATGCTTTATAAGCAGTGCCAGCACCAGTGGTATCTTTAAAAATCATCAGGTCATTCCCTCTAAGTATTTTGTTTGCCATTTGTGTTTATGTCGAATGTTATATTTTGAATGAATGTATCTTCTATGTATTCTTCATCTGCGCTAATCATCCTTATATCATTTATTTCTATTCCTGCAAAGTTCCCCCTTCTACCTTCTAAAGCATCCCTTACATAGTCTGCCAGTTCAACGGTATCCGTGTAATCTTTAGAAGCAATAACCACATCAACCGTAACGGATTCATTTACAGAATAACTGCCTTTGGTGTAGTTAGGACTAATATTAGTCCTTTTATAAATGATAAAAGGAAAAGTGGTGGATTCTTCAACTATCAACGGATATATCTTAGAACCTACCTTTTCTTTTATCCTGCTATCTTTACTTAATAAGTGATAGATAGCTTTTCCTATTTGTAAGCTCATCTTCTTTTGGAAATCCTTGTTATTGATTCTTCAACCATTTGATTTATATTATCAAAGATGGCACGTTCCTTATTATCTTTGGCAGTCCTGAAAAAGTGAGAAGCGTTCATTCTACCTCTGTTAGCTCCGTTTTTTCTAAGTCGTCTGGTAGTTGTTCCAAGTTCAAAGAACTTTAACCTAAAGTCCCCCATTATATGAACCTTCGCTTCTGTAGCTTTCTTATCAACCTTTAGTTTTATTCCACTGCCTAAAGTTTTACCGTCCCATCTATTCTTATGATTTATTGTCTTACCTACTACGCTTCTTAGTTGTGTTTTCGTTTCCTTTTGCAAAATTCGTCCAGCTTTCCGTAGTGCATTCTTATACACATTCTTTTGCTGTCTGCTATTAAGTTCACTAAACATTCTTAGTACCTGTGAAGCGTCTACAGTTACACCGTTATTCATTAATAAGCTCTCCTATGATTTCTGTGGATTGTTTTGTCCTGTCTGAATTGATAGCCAATATCCTATACTTCTTATCTTGATAGATAATTCTCATTTGCTCGTTTACCTTATGATAGTACCTGATTGTGAAAGTAAGTGTATAAGAAGTAAATATTTCATTATTCTGATTAACCCTGTTACCAGAATTAAACTTAATGTTGGCTCTTGTTTGCAGATAGTCTACCCATTCCATAGAAGTAGCCCCAAACTCATTTTTAACAGGTACTGATTCCTGTAGTAATATTGTCTCTGTCAGTAGCCCTGCCCTCATAGTATATAGTATTAATAGCCGTACTGTAATCCAGTTTCACCGCTTATTCTTACTGCACTACATAATTCAGGATTCCAGCCAGGATAAAGAACCGTAGTTATAAACTTCTCTTGTCCAGCAGGTCTAATTTCTACAGTTACTTCATTATCATTGGTATTTTTAATGAGAAAATAAAATTCTGGTGTGAATACATCCTCTGTTATATCATCCATTCTACTAACCTGTGTAGATGTTGCCCTACCGTCTCTATTATGTATATAATCAATCATACTTCTTTGTAGTTTTTATAAAGTGAAATTAGATAGTCAAATGTATATGGCACTTTATTAACGGATGAATAAGATACTGGCTCACGATTGGCGTATAGATTACCAATCAGCAGCAGAATAGCGTGAATAACAGCAGGTGGGGTAAATTCCCCATCCACTGCCAATTCATCCAGTTTCAGATTCAAATTGCGTGCTACTGCATCCTCTGCAACATCAATCAATCCAAGTATATATAAATCATCATCCTTGAAAGAATCATCCAAAAGAAGGTGCTTCTTAGCTTCTTCCAGTTTGACGTACATATTATTTCAAGATAGCTTTTTGGAAAGAACCTGTTCTTCTTGGTTTTGCATCGAAATATGCATTGATAACCAATCTTACTTTACCGTTAGCTGCTTGTGTGTACGGGTCTACTGTTAAGTCAATCCCACCCCATTGTCCAATAACAAAATCTTCAAAGTGTCCCATTACAACACCTTTACTGGTAACATTAGATGTACAATATACTGGATAACCGTTCACTTCATTTTCTTCCATCAGACAACCAGCACAACCAACACAGGTATGTACACCACCGTCAGTTACATTGTAAAGAGCATCTTTAGCAGTCGTTTTCAAAATACCTTTTGCAGATGGCGATACAATGAAACACTTGTTTCCTGCTACATTAGCTTCTTCTAGTGCAGTTTCCATATCAACCAATCTCTTATAAGTAATATCCTTTGTTTCAGGAGTAACGCCATTAAAGATACCGGCAGGCATAGTAGCAGAACCAGCAGCACTACCCAAAATAGTGGCTTCCAGTTTGTCCGAAATAGCATTTACAATATCACGTTTAAGCATCTCTTCTGCACTGGCAGAATCCTGAATCAGGAATTGTTTGGAAACGTCTACATAAGCGGTAAGTCTCTTTGGTTCTAGATTCACTTCACTGAAATCACCTGCACCGTCCGTAGCAGCAGCTACCTCACCAGCCCAGCTAACATTACTTCCAGAATAAGCAGGAATAGAAACATTACCTACCAGTCCAGACAGATAGCTTGCACCAGCTTTAACCATTACTAAATTAGCTCTCAATGGTTCTAACAGAGCCAGTTTATCTTCTGCTACGGTTTCCTGTCCTGCACCTTCTACAGTTGCTTGTATATCACCTCTTTCCTCAATCGGTAATACGATTTGTCCAGAATAGTTCTGTCCTGATTTTCTAAATTCTGCAATACCAGCAGATACAACTTCTTGCGCTCTTTCGTCCAGTTGTCTGCTATTGGCTACGTCATTAATAGCCTTTAAAAGTGAAAACTTCTCTTTTTTCATAGATGTATTATTTGTGTTTGTTAGTTTTGTCTCGCTTGCAATCTTTCTTATTTCCTTATCTATGTCTTCCAGTTCAACGGTGATAGAATTAAATTCAGCGTGTTCACCTTCATTTAACCGTCTGGTTTCCTTTTCTGCTTTGGAAACTATTTCCTCTGCCCGTTGCTTTAACTGTTCTTTTTTGTCTAACAGTTCTAAAGTGTTCATTATTGTAGTTTGTGTCTTAGCTCCATATAGTAATCAGTCAAATCTTCTTTATCGAATGATTCCAGCTTTCTAAGTGCTACACTCGTATCAGGATACGCTTCTTTATAGACAGGTGATACATCAAACAGTTCTTTGAACTTATTGATAGTCCTGATATAAGAACCATTATCCTTCTTTGTCCAAGTATCGGAATCAATAGTAAAAGCAAAAGATGAAGTAGTAATATCACCTCTCTTTAAACCTTCCAACAATTCATCTCCCAGATTTGTGCAGGGTGCTTCAAAGCTATATTTAAGCCCTGTAGAATCAACTTCCAGTTTCAGGCTACCTGCACCATATTTAGAACGTGCCAGAATACCTCTGTCTTCATTATGATTCAAAAGGCATAAAATATCTGACTGTTGTAGCACTCCTTCCAATGCCGTAGGTTCTATAACTTCTGTAAACCCTCCTAAATCTCTAGATTCAGAATTGAATACTATTGCATACCCCTCAACAATTCTAGAATCTTCGTTTCTTTTTTCAATTTTACAATTTCGTGTTTCTTTCATAGTATCGTAGTAATCCCTTATACATATATTACCTTCACCCTAGTATCTCCCAGACAGGGATTATCAGAGCAGTAAACTGTATATTGTTCATTATATCCTGATTCATTAGTGTAATAGAACTTGGCTACTTCTCTGAACCCTCCTTCAAATCCACCTACACTGAATACGGCTTCTCCATAATGTGAAGGATATGCAAAGCAGATATATTCATCCTTGCCTGCATTTACTCTGAAATTCATTTCTGTAGCTTGCCGTAGTTCTTTTGTAAGAGATTCAATAAAGCTGGAATTATAAGTAGTAGAAGATGATACACCGTAATATATATTATTCATAAACTTAATATCAATAGTTTTAGATTTGATGGTAGTTCCATCATTTACTTTTAATGTGAATGATTTGTTGCTGTTGAATGGAGTATCAAATGTGAAAGAACTGCCTGTCACAGGTACATCATTAATAAATTGTTCCGTTGCTGGCTGGCTTAATTTCCAAGTAAGTGTTATACTGTTAATGTTAGTTCCTATTTCCTGTACAGGTTCTACATTGCTAGTAAATGAAGTTATATTAATAGCTTCATACAGCAATGAATCCAATGTGTCTTTCACTGTTGTACTATCATATCCTACATTTTCAGCAAGTAAATCGGAACTTGTTACGAACTTGGAATCATTTATTAAATCAGACGTGAAATTAGGAATTTCACTAGTATCAGCTTTAGCAGCCAGTGCTTCTTCCAGTTCCTTCAGTTCCTTATTAATGCCTGTCGAATCAAAATCAGATAAATTAGTAAGTTTGGTTTTATCTTCATTAGTATAATCATTAGTAGATAATCCTTTGCCAGATTCTTTATCAACCTTTTTTGCCAAGTCTACAACATTGGTAAACTGTGCATCATTGGAAAGCTCCGTTGTATATTTGGGAACTTCATCTTTGGAAGCAAAGTTTCTATCATTCACTAATTGACTAAGTTTAGTAGGTACACTATTTATATTGACATAATTACAGTCATTTTGCAACTCGCTTACTTTGGTAGGCAAATCATCTCTGGTGATAAATCCCATATCATTTATCAACTGACTTAGCTTAATCAGTCTTTCCTTTGATTCAGAACAGCAATATTTAAGACCATCTTTATCTGCTACTATGGTATAAGCCCTAATCATTTTATAGCAGTGACTATCATCATTCTTTATAAATGTACAGATAACATTATAGTCTCCCAAAAGCATTTCCTGCTGTTGTTCGGCTGTTACTTCAAACTCAATACCTTTCACTAAAGTACTGTCATAAAGAACAGTATCCCCTAAATCTTCTTCCCTCTCTTTAAGGACTATATCAACTATTCTGGCATCTGCTACATATTTCTTGGATGGAACTGTAGAATGTTGATACATCACTTCCAAATCAGTAACAGCAGATAAATCTACATAGCCGTTGCAATCCTTTATAGTCCAAGTAAAGCTAAAATCATTGCCTTTAATTATATACCTCATTGTCTTTTTCTGTTTGCTTAGTAACTGCATTATCTAGTGTCTGTACATTCACCTGTACAAATGATTTGTCACCGTTTTCAATAGCTGGTAAATCCAGATTCTTTCTGATTTCATTTGGAGTAATCACACCAATCTGGAACAGCGTATTATAATAACTAGCCAGACTTGCCTTATCTGCTCGAAGAAGAACGGAAGTGTCAAAACGAACATCTATATTATTCCTTTCAGACGGCTTATACAGTTTACGTTCAAATTCCAGTTCTATCTTTTCCAGTAGTGGTGAAAGCGTATCAGTCAAGAAAGCCAGTTGAGTAGCTTCTACTGTACTATAACTGGACTTGGACAAATCAAAAGCCTTGACTGGCGACACACCGAAAAACCTGCAAATATCAATCACATTGAACTGTCTAGTCTCCAATAGTTGTGCATCAGACGGATTTACGGTTATAGGCTGAAAAGTCATATTGCCTTCCATCACAGCTACACCATTAGGAGTACCAGTAATAGAATTAAAAGCACTACTCCAAGCTGTTTTAATGTCCTGCTTCTGTTGTGCCGTCAATGAGGATTCCACTTTAATAATGCCAGCCAGATTAGCACCACCTTTGAAAAATCCTTCTGCGTGCGCTTCTGAATCGGCAGTTAACCCTAGTGTATTTCTGGCGTGTTTTAAAGTACTTATACCTGTAATCCCATCATAACTAAAATTCAGGATATGAATCATATTGATAGCTTCTACCAATTGATTCATCCCTGTAATGTTATACATCTTTTTTCCGTTTTTAAAAGTGACTGATACTGAATCTGATTTTAAGAATATCAGTTCTTTGGCATCACCTTTCTCATCTCTGTTAATAAGAGCATAGCCATTACCTGTAAGAAGTACGCTGGTAACCAGTGTCTTGATAAAAGTAAATCTGCTCATTTGGTCGTTCGGTTCTCTATTCAACAGCCAGTATGTAGGATGTTTAGTAAATTTAGTCTTAAATCCCTCATCATCTACATAATACGGTTCTAACGGTAACTGTGCAACAGAATCACTTATCACGTCTACACATCTGTAAACGGCAGATAACAGCATAGCTTTTGATTCTGAATATGTAGTAGCTGAATTATAAAATAGAGAATCTGAAAGAAAGTTATAGCTGCGTTCTTCTTGTCTGGCTTCTTTCTTTTTAAATGGATTGAAATTGATATTGAGTTTCATTAAAATGTAAATATTTGGTTTGTGTAGTGTGGTACTTGCAAATACATACCTAAAGCCTGTATCATAGATATAGTTCCATCAATCTTCTTTTTGTCTACTTGTTTGTTAGGTTTGATATTGCCGTTATGGTCTGACTTCAAAGTCACATTCCTAAAGCAATACCTGTTTATTTCATTATTATCTATTGCTGCCTTCCCAGATAATATAAGCCGTTCCATCTCTCTGGTAGGCTTATTAAAGTTGGCTAATGTCTGTGCGTATTCTTCCAGTGGTAATCCTTTTTCTGTAGCACTTATAGCCCACTGTGTAGCATTATACTTATCATATCCTACAGCCTGTATATTAACTATTTCTGAATATTTAAGCATATCAGTAGTTATATAATCATAGTCAGTAACATTGCCAGCAGTAACAGTAAGTAAACCAGCCCTTTTCCATAGCTTATAAAGTTCCTTGTCTGTCTTATCTGTAAGTGCCGATTCAGGAAGGTAGTAATGAGTTTTGAAATAGTATTTATCACTATCAATGACTAAATAAGATACAGCGGTTAAATCACTGGTAGCAGCTAAATCCACTCCAACATAACAGGGTAATCCTTTGAATTTTGACAGGTCTACTGCTTGTGTACACTTTATAATACTTTCATCAGACAGCCAGACTGTAGCACTGTCACACCATTGGTTAAGTGTCTTGGTACGTACTCCCACTTCATCAGAAGGATTATTAATAGCCTGCTGTACTTGTCCTTTGATGTATTTGCTGGTAACAGTAATATTCAAATTAGGAGCAACTTTCATCCAGTTCTTTTCACTTCTCCAATCATCAGCAGCATCTAAAGAATAGATGGCAATAAACATTTCATCATCTGACTTTAACTCATTCAGCACTTCTATAGCTACAGTTCTTAATTGATAACAAGGTAAAGTTTTGTCGAATCCAGCAGTAGTAATAGTACACAGGTGTGGATTCTCACGCATACCCATACTGGATTTTATTACATCCCTTACCTTACTTGTTTTGGCAGCGTGGTATTCATCCAGTAAACCGAAACTGGCATTAAATCCATCCAGTTTGCTATCATCAGCAGCAAGTACCTTCAATTTACTATTAGTAGCCTTAAACAGAATATCAGCCCTGTAAGCTGTCAAATATTTGCCTTTGGTATCCAGTCCCTTACTAAACTTGGAACACATATCAAAAGCTATCTTTGCCTGTTCCTTACTGTTTGCTGCCAGCAAGACTTCTGCACCATCTTCACCATCAGCAATTAGATAATACAAACATAAGGCGGCAGCTAAAGCAGTCTTACCTTGCTTTCTGGATACTTCTATGTATGAACTGGTGAATCTCCTAGTTCCTGTACCCTTCCAGTAAAATCCCAGTATATTAGCTATAATAAACTGTTGCCAGCCTTCCAGTATGAAGTTACTGCCAGCGTGCTTGCCTGTATAATGTTTCAAAGTGCCAATAAAGCTAATAGCCCTGTCTACTACATCTTCCCTAAACTCCAAATCATCCCTCAATAAGTCATTCTGGAATCTCTTACAAGCCAGTTTTATTGTATCGCCTGTTACTATTTCATTATTAAGAACCTTACTTGCATACTCATAGTAAAGTTTCATCATCTAACTTCTTTCTTACCAGTAACAATGAACTGTTCTAATGGTGTGGATTCCTCGTCATCCGTTTTATCCATCTTTGGTAATTTGGTACGTGCTTTGGCTGTCAGTCCAAATTCCAACATAACTTTCATAGCCTGTGTTTGTGCATCCTTTGCAACTTTTACCAATGGATGTGGTGCTATATTACCTCTATCACTGGTGACTGTCAAACCGTCTATTTCCAACTGTTTGGATGCCTTGATAAATGTGCTGTAATTTCTTGCCAGCATATCTAAGGCAGCATTATCTATATTCTCTAAAACACCTCTATTTTCAAGTTCTGCAAGTACTCCTTGTATGTATTCAGCAGCTTCTTTCTCTATACCTTTGGGAATTGAATATTTCTTCATAGTATTACGTTTTTTATTTTCTAAATAGTAAAGCTAAAAAGGTACTCAACTACACATAAAGAGACTATAACACAATTAATTAAGAATGTAACACATTCATTTTGACACCCTATTTTATTTCAGTAAATTTGTATAGAATTAAAAATCAAACACTATGGAAAGAACGTGTAATTATCCGATAGAAATTAAGTTTAAAATAGACCTGAATACGGAACTGCTACTGAATGAGCTGTGCGATTTATTAAAGAAAGACAGGTCTAAAATATTAAGATTGATAATCGCTGATTTCTTTGACAGGAATCTGGACTTAATAGACAAATATAAAGAGACAGACAGCAGGCTAGATAGAGAAAAGTTAGTAGAAGCGATACTTAAAGACTTCTATGACTATAACAGGCAAACAATGAATGACTACCTACGATTTAAAAATGAAAAAGACAATTCCAAGTAAAGAAGTATTAGAGCAGTATATATATGACTATGGAATAGATAAAACAGCACAGATATTTCACATATCAACAGAAGAACTAGATAAGAAGATTAACTGGAAGCCACAATACGAACAGTACAGCTATAATCCAGCAATAGCCAAACCACTTTCATCACAACATAAGCAAATTATGGCTATCATAGCCAAGCATTATTCAGATTTACTAAAGCAATGTGCCGATAATTATAAAGATGTTATCTATATGTCCCAAACTGTAGAAGATTTACTTCATAAAGCTATAATCAAATGTTTGGAAATGGGATTGGATAAAGTAACGGAGGAAGCCGTTCTGGAATTAGTAAAGATACAGTTCTATACAGCCAGAAAATATGCACAACTGCAAAGCTATATGATGAAGAAAAAGATATTTCCACTGGAAATAGCTACGGAAAATGGAGAATATATAATACCTACAGAATACTACAATAATGCCATATCTAAAGAAAGCGAAGAAACAGCATAATCCATCGAATAACAGGATAGAAAGACAGAAGATTTATAATACTGACAGATGGCACAAACTTAGAGCTAGTAAGCTAATGCAGTCACCTTTATGTGAAGTGTGCTTATCCAAAGGGGTAATCACTCCTGCATTTCACATTCACCACATAGACAGCTTTATGAACTATGAAGGAATGAAACGCAAAGAAGTGGCTTATAATCCAGATAATTTAATGTCTATATGTGAACTATGCCATAGTATACTACATAATAATATTATTCCAAAAGCGGGTCTTTAAGAGTATAATTCTTAGCATAATCAGAATTTAAATACAATATACATACATCTTTATTATCAACTATATAAATACGTGATTCTTCAATTCTAATAATCTTCCTTGCAAAAACGTGGTCTATCTTATCATATAAAAAATCTCCAATATGTGCTATTTCCCCACTAGGAAGAGTTATAGAATCCATTTTAGGGAAAATAGCATCATCATAATCTTCATATGTATCAGCTATACATTTAGATATTTCAGGGATAGATTTATTGACTTCATCAATTCTGAGACTCCTATTATACGACAATACTCTTATTCCTGATATATCAAATGGTATATTTGTTGCATTGTCCTTAATTAAGACTACCTTCTTATTAAAAGCGTGGCTTAATCCCAACTCATAAAATACATTCGCATTCTTTGAACTTAAATCACATACAATTATGTCACTATCAAGAATACTCTGAATTATAGAGTTTATTATTATATTAGTTTTAAGTGTATCATCCGCTCGTATAGATTCAAAACCAGCATCCATAACAGCAGGTTTTATAAGATGGTTGTAAACCGTAGTAAAATGTCCGTTATCATACCCATCTGTATCACTAATAGGCATTATCACAAAACACTTTTTTTTCTTTCCTCCCATAACAGTAATTATTAAATTAAAATACAAATATAAATAGATTAAAACAATAAATATCACATCTCACCTATGAAAATTAAATTAAACATCCAATACATTCAGAATCTTACTAATAACGAAGCGTTCACCTACTTCTGTACACTAGTAACAATAGCCAATAATCCAGATGCAACAATTAAAGATGTAGTACGTACCTGTGGTATAGGTGAAACTACTGTATTCAAGCATTTAAAGAAATTTGATGAGCTAGGATACTTAGTAATAGATAGAACTGGAACATATAACACATACAGATACACAGAACCTGATAGACTATATATTACTATAGATTCAGACCTGCTTAACATTAATGGCAATAAGAACCAATTAGGAGCACTTATACGGCTTAAATCATATACCAGAATCGGTACTAATATTGTAGACCTCTCACTTAATCGAATAGTCCACGAAGTAAGCATACAACACGATAGTATATACTTTGCCCTTGAAAACGAGATACTGGAAAGAAATGATAAAAAGACATACTTTACCTTCATTCATCCAGCATTCACGCACATCTGGTAGGTAAATACAGAGCTTAGAAACACCTGTACACTATTTTTAAAATTTGTGTATCTTCCAGTTTTTATAGTCAAAAAGTTTTACTATCTTTGTATCAGCAAATTAGAAGAAGCAGCTACTATCATAAACGCTTCTATTGTTGCAAAATTCTGACAAAAATATGGAACTGGTGAATAATAGTAGCTAGTTCCTTCTTTTCGATTCATTTTTCATAATTCATATAATCCCTTTGGGATTCCATTGTTAAAAATGCAGTTCTTCCCTGCATTTTCTTAAATTAGTAAATTGAAACAACGGATAATAGGCGTAGTGATACGCTTATTATTTTATCCCAATCCTTACCAAAATTTGCAAATGCTACCTTATACCATACCAAAAAAGTAAGGAACTCAAGACCAAAGATTTTAACCAGATTAGCTTCTAAATTCAGATTTACTACTATTCAGATTACTTACTACCTCAATTCTATATGTAAAAACCTATGAAAACCTTAAAAATAAATTCAACTAATGGATATTTAAACTTACCTGATTTACCACATAATTGCATCTTTAATAAAGTAGTTACTGGCTGTGGTGGTACTACTGTAGTCCTCTTTAATGATGAATCCTATATCATTGCAGTACCTACTACAGAACTTATCGTAAATAAGACGGGCTTAACAGAATCTGGTCTTACTACTATTACATCCTATGATGGCAAAGAGCAGCCTGTATTTGGATTATTCGGTACTTTTACTTACCAAGCCAAAAAAGAGCTAAAGAAATATGCTTCCAGCACTGGAATAAAAAAGATAATGTGTACCTATGATAAGATGGAATATTTGGAGCAGTATCTAAATCCTACCGATTTCAGACTGCTTATAGACGAATATCACATATTGCTAAAAGCATACAGTTATAGACAGAAAGCTGTTGACGGTGTACTGGACTGCTTTAGAAAGTACAAATCATTCTGTTTTATGTCTGCCACTCCAATCAGTGCAGATTTCACACCATCCATCCTTTCAGATGTGGAACTGGTAGAAGCTCAATGGGATAACACAGATACCTTAATAGTTAAGTTAGACCAAACCAATCATCCCTATGTAAAGGCAGCCAATTATATAAACGCTTATAAGAAAGACGGCTATCTAGAAATAAACGGTAATAAAAGTACGGAAGCATACTTCTTTATAAATTCAGTTACAGATATAGCTTCTATCTTAGAATATTGCCAACTTGGTAACGATGAAGTAAAGATTGTATGTGCAGATAATCCGTCAAACAGGAACAAATTAGCAGGATATACTATCAGCAACAGTAGAAGTACCAATAAACCATTTACTTTCATTACTTCCAAATCATTTGAAGGTGCTGATTATTTTAGTGAAACAGGTATGTGCTTCGTGGTTAGTAATTCCAGCAATACTAATACCCTGCTTGATATATCCACTGACATTTACCAGATAGCTGGTAGAATCAGGACTGAATCCAATCCATTTAGAAGCATAATGGTACACATCTTTAACAGCGTGGGAAAAAGGAAGCTAAATCTAGATATTACCTACGAAGAAATGGTACAAAGAATGAATGATGAAATAGAAGGTGCAAACGAATTAATTACTGCTATCAACAATAGTAGCAAGAAAGCTAAAAGTATGGCTGAAAAGATGCTTAACAGTGCCTATGCAGTGTGTGATAAAGAAGGGAACTATTTCCTTAATGATATGCTGGTAAAGTTAGACCTTTATAATTTCAAATTGGAAAAGGTTATCTATAATGATGGTATCGCTTTAAGAAAGGAACACAATGCAAACGGGAATATGACTACTGAATTAGAATATGAAAGACTAAACGAAACAATGAATAAAGCAGGAAAGAAACTATCTTTTAAAGATGCTTTCCTTAGATATACGGAACTACTACAAAATATGGTTATTACTCCAGAAACAGACGAAATAGTTAGAGTACAGCCATTAGTAGTACCTGCCTATCACAAATTAGGAACTGATAAAGTTAGAAGTTTGCGATATATCAAAACAGCTATAGAGAAAGCTCTTATCAGTCTGGAATCGGATAAAAACAGAGACACGAAGATAGTACAAATACTTAGCAAGCAGATAAAGACTGGATTCTTTAGTAACGCTGATATTAAGAGCTGGATTAGAGAAGCGTATGATATACTAGGTATTACCGATAAAGTCAAAGCTACAGACCTTGATAGATGGTTTGATTGTAAACCTGTCGCCAAGTGGATTGACGGTAAAACAGTCAAAGGATATGAGATTTACAGACCAAAGATAGTATTCAAGTAAATAAGATACACCAAAACAATATTTATTTAAATAAACAATTATGATTTACATTACACTTATTGCAGTAGCACTATTATCAACTTACTTAGTAAGATTCACAGTAAAAGAGATTAAGCAACACATCACGAAAGAAGCAGATAGGATTATCAATACAAGACAATAAATATATTAACCTAATTAGCCTGTAATGAAAATGCACAATGGCTAATGTTTATGAATATGTAATATAGAAACAGGCTAGTAATCAAATTACTAGCAAATGGATAACTTTTTAGCAATGGAACGTAAAGGAAGGGACTTATTCAAGTCATTATTAGAAGATGGAAATATAACCAAATACAAGGAATCTACTGGCAGATATAATCCCGTAGATTTCTATTTAATACACAACGAAGATAAGATAGTAGCTGAAATAAAATGCAGGGATATACGGTACGTTAATTATCCCACTCATTTAATGGAAACTGAAAAACTTAAAAGTCTACTAACTGTCAAGGATACTCACGATTGTAAAGCAGCGTGGTACGTCAACTTCTTTGGCGAAGATATATGCTTTATATATAATGCAGACAAAGTAAAGAATTTACGTTCTGAAACAGCGTACTGCAATTACACTACTGCCAATTACAACTACTACAAAACAACCAAAGGTGTTATTATGATACCTACTAATCTGGCTGGAATCTTTATCAGAAAAAATGGTAGATGGAGGAATGGTAGTTTGAAAGATATCACTACCTTTGCTGCATAACCAATTAATAATTATACTATGCAAAAAGAAAGATTAGAAGAAATGAAAAGGAAGTTTGATAATTACTTACAAAGATTTCCAGACCCTGAATCAGGCAGTCTTATAACATTGGACAATTTTAAAGAATACATCTTAAATCCTGACAATAAAGACATCTTAGATTACATTTTTGGGGACTCTCCATAATATTGTGTAAATAGAAAACTAGAGGATTCGAGTTTTATACTTGAATCCTCTAGTTTTCTATTTACACAATATCGTGGACAGTGCCCATTTTTGAGAAATCAGATTCTGCCAACAGAGATTTCTATTTACAGGAACTCCTTTCTCCAAGGTATTTCTCGGACGAAATTCGTAGACGTATAAACGACATAAACAAAGACTTACAAGGTATTTAAAGTCCTTAGATTAAACCCACTTTGATTAATTTCAAGGTGGGCTTTTTCATAAATCTATTTAAGCCGTACCACTATTCCCAGCTCCAGCAATCTATTCAGTACTTTCCTTACCTTTAAAGATGGTGTTCCAACTTCAAAATTATCCATTGACCTATTAAGAAAGTCTATTTCATTCTTATTTAAATCGAATTGGCTTATGTCCACATCTCTATCTATTCCGTAAGATTCAATATTGCTTTCCTGACTATTAAGTAACAAGCCATAGGCTATATCATTCTTATGTTTCAAACCAGCTTCAATACCTTTACTTATTGCTTCTGCTATATTCTCATTACTAACAGTAGCAACCTTATTAGACTGCTCAACTTTACTAGTTTGTTCAATCTTGCTAGCTTCTGTTTCTAGCATCAAGTTAGCTGCATCTTCTGAACTTATTTTAGCATATTTCTTAAATGCCATTTCTGTAGTATGCCCTGTTATTCTCATAAGTATATGACTATCATAGCCACGTTTCAGCATATTACTAATGAATGAACGTCTTCCTGTATGTGTACCTATTAATTCATATCTACAATAAGTAGTATTAGTTATTTTTGAACCTCTATCTTCTGTTACAATATGTTTACCTGTTATACCTGCCTTTTGTCCTGCTTCCTTTATGTATTTCAACATAGTATTTTCACGTACCTTTGGCAATTGATAATTATACTTTTCCAGTATCTCTAAAGCAATAGGAAACAACGGTATCGAAACTTTATGTGCTCTTTTCTTTTGCACTATTTCCAATATCTTCCCATTATCAAAGTCTTTAATAGTACCATTATTTAACAATTGCATATCACTGAACCTCTGCCCTGTCCAACATTGTAATACAAAAACATCTCTAGCCTTTTCTTCTAAGCCTTTGAGTTCTAAAGCATACATTTTGCTTACTTCTTCTTCTGACAGATATATTTCATTATCATCACCTTCCCTACTTTTGGGCTTCTTATACAGGTTCAACTTCGCTGCTGAAGTGTCTATTAAGCCGTATGGTTCTGCTCTCTTTATAATTGAAATCAAAGCAGTTACTTTATTACCAACAGTACTTGTTTTAGTAGTCTTACCTTTACCTACCTGTTTATTAAACAGATAAGTTTCATAATCTTTGATTAGAGCCAAATTTATGTCAGTAAACGTTATATCCTCTCTATCTGTTGCTTTTAAAAATTCTTCAAATACTTTTAAATGTCCCAAATAAATAGCCAATGTATTCCTTTGTCCATCTGATTTTATCGTTTTATCTTGGCTAATAGCTCTACGAAGCCACTGAACAGGCTTCTGCAATTCTTGTTGTTTCATCATCCTATCTTTGTAAATATATTTCTTTAGTAAAAATAAGCTATTATCAATCTCATTTGGATTATCGCAAATATAACGCTTAAAATCAATAAAATCTGCTTTGAGTTTATTTATCTCATCGTTTACTATTGCGTTATTTATATTATCCAACTCGGTTAATCTTGGACTTACATACGCTTCCTGCTTTTTAGTATTCCATTGGTCGGGATACACTCTTACTCCTGTAGATAACTTTACCTGCTTTTTATTTATTCGGCATACCAGATATATATTCGTTGGTCTGTCACTTTTCGGCTTCCTCAAATTAAAACTAGCTTTGACTTCATTAAAAAAAATCTGCCCTATCATAATCGGTTCTTTAAAATGGTTCTTTTTTATTGTTCTTCACTTTGGTTCTTTTAGGGCTGAAAAGTGACATATTGATAACCAAACCATATTTATAAGTTACTGATAACAAATAATTGTTACTTTCTTTTGAATGTGCAGGAAAAAAACTAATTTTACGTCGAATTAACAAGATTGAATATGGACGACTTTTTTACATCAGAGGAAAAGAAGGAGCTTTTTTCACTCTACAGGCATCTGTTGCAATCTGCCGGAGATACGATTTTCTGGAGGGATTGCCAAAAATTAAAGAAACATCTTATCAAAGCTGCCCAGTGTAACGGGCTGCAACGCAATAACTTCGGGATGAATCCCGTCATCAGAGATTTACAAACGGCGGTTATCGTAGCCGAGGAAATCGGCATGAAAGGTTCGTGCCTGATCGGCATCATGCTTCACGAAATAGTGAAGGCACATATCCTGTCTATCGAAGAAGTGAATGCCGAATATGGCGAAGATGTGGGAAGTATCATCAAAGGCCTGGTGAAAACAAACGAACTGTACTCCAAAAGTCCGGCGATCGAATCGGAGAATTTCCGCAATCTCCTGCTCTCTTTTGCCGAAGATATGCGCGTCATCCTGATTATGATCGCAGACCGTGTGAATATCATGCGCCAGATCAAGGATACAGGCAACGAGGAAGACCGGGTGAAAGTGGCGAACGAAGCTGCTTACCTGTATGCTCCGCTGGCACACAAGCTGGGACTTTACAAACTGAAATCGGAATTGGAAGACTTGTCGCTGAAATATACGCAGCGGGAAACCTACTACTTTATAAAGGAGAAGCTCAACGAGACGAAAGCATCCCGCGACAAGTATATCGCTTCTTTCATCGATCCTATCCAGAAGAAGGTAAAGGAAGCCGGACTGAAGTTCGACATCAAGGGACGTACCAAATCCATCCATTCCATCTGGAATAAGATTCAGAAGCAGAAGACTCCGTTTGAAGGTATCTATGACTTGTTCGCTATCCGTATCATTCTGGATTCCGAACCGGACCCGGCCAAAGAAAAGCAGGAATGCTGGCAGGTCTATTCTATCGTAACGGATATGTATCAGCCGAACCCGAAACGTCTGCGGGACTGGCTCTCGATTCCAAAGAGCAACGGTTATGAATCGTTGCACATTACCGTGATGGGCCCGGAAGGAAGATGGGTGGAAGTACAGATCCGTACCCGCCGGATGGACGAGATCGCTGAACGGGGACTCGCCGCACACTGGAGATACAAAGGTATCAAAGGGGAAACAGGACTGGACGAATGGCTGACTTCGGTACGTGAAGCGCTTGAAAATGCGGATAACGACTCACTGAAAGTGATGGATCAGTTCAAAATGGACCTCTACGAGGATGAGGTATTTGTATTCACGCCTAAAGGAGACTTATTCAAACTTGCCAAAGGAGCTACTGTGCTCGATTTCGCATTCCACATCCATAGCAAACTGGGATGCAAGTGTATCGGTGCGAAAGTAAACGGCAAAAATGTACAGCTCAAACAGAAACTGAACAGCGGTGATCAGGTAGAAATCATGACGTCGAATACCCAGACTCCCAAACAAGACTGGCTCAACATCGTGACGACTTCCAAAGCCCGCACCAAGATACGGCAGGCACTCAAAGAGATGGTAGCACGCCAGCACGATTTCGCCAAAGAGACACTGGAACGGAAGTTCAAAAACCGGAAGATGGAGTATGACGAAGCCACCATGATGCGTCTGATCAAGCGACTGGGCTTTAAGAACGTGACAGAGTTTTATCAGAAGATTGCTGACGAGACATTGGATGTCAACGACATTCTGGATAAATACCTTGAACAGCAGAGACGGGACAATGACACGCACGACGAGATTGTGTATCGTAGTGCCGAAGGATATAATTTGCAGGCAACTCAAGAAGAACCTAGCTCAAAAGAGGATGTACTGGTCATTGATCAGAATCTGAAAGGACTGGAATTTAAACTGGCCAAATGCTGTAACCCGATCTATGGGGATGATGTATTCGGATTTGTGACCGTGAGCGGAGGTATCAAGATTCACCGGGCAGACTGTCCGAATGCCAATCAGATGCGTGAACGGTTCGGATACCGGATTGTTAAAGCGCGTTGGGCAGGGAAGTCAGTCGGTACGCAGTATCCTATCACGTTGCGCGTAGTAGGTCACGATGATATCGGCATTGTTACCAATATTACTTCTATCATTTCCAAAGAGAATGGAATCAGCCTGCGTTCCATCGGAATCGATTCCAACGACGGACTATTCTCCGGAACGCTTACAGTCATGGTGGGTGATACCGGACGACTGGAAGCACTGATCAAAAAGTTACGGACAGTGAAGGGAGTCAAACAGGTAAGCAGAAACTAAGCACTCTATGCTAACAGTAAATCTGTTGACAGTTTTTTAATAAAAAGACTGGCATTATCTCCGTCAGGATAACGCCAGTCTTTTTATTTATGATAGACAATCATGTCGCGGAAATAGTGCGCGAAACGATTTATCTCACTTTCTTTCTCTTATAATATGGATATGTAACCAATATAAAGAAAATCAAAGCGATCACAGCTACCACCTGTCCTGTATAGAGCATCTTATCCGCTTCCAAATCGAAGTAACACGCAACAGCTATTCCGGATGCAAATCCGACTTCGCTGGCCAACAGATGAGTGGTATTTGCCGTACCCCGCTGACAATGATGAGACAATTTCACGAACATGACCAGAAATTCCGGCAT